CCAAATGACGTTTGCTACATCCGCACCGACCTTCACGAACGCCTCATGGCCGAGGCCGTAGCGTCGGCGGTCCAGACCGTGCTTGACGACGTGGGATACACCTATGAGCAGCTGGGCGAAGATGCCCGCGCCCTGATCCCCGACCCCTCAATCCTCCACGACCCACTCGTAGCAGAAGCCGTAGCGGCGGCGCTGGAGGAAGCTGTGGACAAAATGGACATGGGTTGGAGTTACAACGCTGGAAACGCCATCCGCGCCCTGATCAAAGACCCCTCAATCCTCGCAAAGCGTGACGCGCGGATGAGGGCAGAGGAAGAGGAGGAAGGGTGATGAAGCGCGACGATCTTGCGCCGTGGGCGCGCTGGATGCCGAGTTGGCTTCTGATGGTGGTCCTATTGGTTTTAGCCACAATCAATATTCCAATTTTCGCCGCCAACGGCCTAAAGCACGGGCTGATAGAATGGTGGATCACGTTCATGTCGGAAACGTCAATCTTGCGAGTGATGCTGCGCAACGAAAAAACCCCCGCGCCGGGGGCAAGTAAGCGCCGCGCGGCTGAGATAGAGAAGGGAGAAGGGTGATGGGTGACACTTTCGCTGTCGTTGTGCGCATGATGTGGATCGACTCTACCATCAACGACAAAGGCCAGATTAACCGGGCCGACATCATGCGCGCCTTCGCGGTGTCGGCTCCGCAGGCCAACCTCGACCTAAAACGCTACATGGCCGCAAACGCGGGGCGCATCGCCTACGATGTGCGAGCGAAGACCTACGTTCAGATTGAGGGGTCGAAACCCCTATTCTGGGGCGGGGCGCGCGCGGCGGCAGACAAAATGGTTCGGCAGGTGGCCGAGGTGCTGAACCCGCCAACCGAAGCTGACGGGAAAGTAGAAGGGTGATGCGCCCCGGAAAGTATGACCCAGCCCGGTCCTCCGTGCCCGCGTGGTGGCGGCTCGGGATCAGGGGCGCAGATGGTGTCTGGCGCATGACATGGCCGATTGCCCGACGACTCAGGAGAGCCGCTAAGGAAAGCCCCCGGCGATGAAGCCGAGGGCCAGTAAGCGCCGCGCGGATACAGGGCGGTGAAATCAGCAAGACGGCGCTATGAGATAGTATGCTGCGGGCCGCGATAGGTGCAAGAGATTTGACGCTCCATCAGCAGCCCGCCCCAGCCCGACTTGACCATGCGCTCCTGCTCAATAGCCCAAGCCGCAGGGCCATGCCGAACACACTCCTCGCGGCTTGCCCACGGGCCAATGCGCGACAGACCGCAAGCCTCATGGCGGGGCATCTGAGCGTCGGGTATGCAGATCATGCGCTCGGCCCACCAGTATCGGTTTGTCTCCTGCGCGCTAGACACAACGGGCGTTGTGCATAGCAGAACGGTGAATGCTAAACACAAGCGCATCAGTCCGGCCTCGTGAACACGGCGAGGATGATGCGTTGAAGCCACGGCCTGACCTTGTATCTGCGGAGATAGTATCGGGCCATCTGGCGGTTCATGGGATCAGCCCCTCTTGAGCAGAGCAGACTGCGGCAAAGGTAGCGTAGAGACGGGTGATTTGGTCGATGGTGGTCTGCGTATCGTTCCTTGACCGCGTAGGGAGCGCGTAGCCGAGGGTTTCACAGATCGCTACCTCAGTCTCGGAAGCCCGCATCATCGAATCGCCGCAACCGCTCATCAGCCCGATCAGCGCGAGCGCGAATGTCCAGCGCGCGCTCTGTGTCAGCCTTCTCTGCCTCATCTTCAGCTTCCTTTCTCCCGGACCGTTTCTGCACTTGCCCGAAGCCGAGAATGCCGAGAACTAGCGCCACCAGCCCGCCCAGGATCACAGCTAGATCACTCATTCCGGCCTCCCGGCGTATGCGCGTTCAAGTTTCGCCCGGATGCCGATCAGACCAAATCCAAGATAGATGAGTGCTGCGGGCGAGGCGTCGGCTGATCCAGCGAACATCGCAAGCAATCGGCCCATCTCGGTTAGCGCAAAGCTATCGGGCATGGCCATGATTGCAGCGCCAGTCAGGACCGCCAGAACACCGGCCCACCACGTCAGGCTGAGAGGGCGAAAGTAACTCATGCGTCACCCCGCAAGGCTAAGAGGATGCGGCGAAACAGTGCAGAAAGCCCAGAGGGGCGCTGAGAGGGTGCCGGAGCGGCAGGTTGCGGCTTCGGGCGTGTCGCTACCGTATTGGGCCGAGGTGCCGTCACAGGACCAAATCTGAGCCACTCACCCACCTTGAAGCAAGGGCAGCCCTTGGCGTCGGTGTAGTCGTTGTGGCCTTCGATGTGCTTGATCGCCGGATACCGCTCGCACAGGTCGGTAATCAGGTCGCGCAGTGCCTTGTCCTGCTCGGACGTGAAGTGGTCGGCAAAGTCATCCGTCGCCAGCCCCCACCGCCCATCCGGCCAGCGCCCGCCGATCAAGCAAATGCCGACGCTGCCGGTGTTGTGGCCCTTCACATGCGCGCCGGTTTTGTTCAGATGCCGCCCGGTTGTGACAGCCCCGTCGCGGTCTACCAAATAATGATAGCCAATTTCCCGAAAGCCGCGCTCTCGATGCCAGCGGTCAATCTCGTCGCGCTTTGCTTTGACCCCCTGACCAGCCATCCAATCAGGCGGCGTGGCCGAGGCGTGGACGATCAGGGTGTCAAAGTTTCGCATCACTGACCTACCTTGGCGATCAGGGCTTTGATGTCGTCGCGTATCTCAGCAAGCATCTTGTTGGTGTCTTCGCGCGCTTCTTTCGAAGCTTGGATGTCTTCCTTGCGCTGGTTCCAGAGCCGCTTGATCTCTTTGGTGTTGTCCATAGCCCTCGCCTCCAGCCTGATTAGCCAAGCTCCAAGTGCCACAAAGCCTACCACCACCGGCCAAAATTGAAGGACAAGTTCCACGTCAAATCTCCATCGGTATCGCTTGCAGCCCCATCGCCGCCACAGCATCTGGTCCCTTCATGCCGATCACCGCAACGAGGTTCGTGCTGTCAGCCTGTGGCACGGGGTTGTCAGGCATTTCGCCCGTCTCGGGGTCAAGCTGTGCAGGTTGCCAGATGACCAGACGGTCTTGCGCCCTACGAGCGCCCGTGAGGTTCACCACATACGGCGGGCCATACTCCCCCGTCTGCTCGTCTAGAGTGCCCACGTCCTGCGGAGGACGCTCTACAGGCCCCATCGTGGTGGCCGTGGCAATCCAGTCGGCGGAGGCGTTGAAGCTGCTAACGTGGAAGATGTTGCCTTGGGCGTCCTGATACTGCGCGCCAAAAGAGGCTTCCCATTCCTGCGGGGTGTAGCCATTGATCCAGCCCAGAGCGACCGCGAGGTTGCGGGTGTCGTCTAGGTGAGCGGCGGGAGTGGCGATGGTGAGGCGGGTCATGCGAGGGTCACTCCACTGCGGTTGGCGAGATAGGTTTCGGTGTTGGAAAGTTCCCCAGCATCAGGCGGATCAAGACGAATGATGAGGCCAAACAAGTTTAGAGGGCTGTAATTAATGAAACCCGTTCCACCAAATTCAGGCGCGTTCCAAGCACCAAGATCAATTTCTTTATTTAGATCAATAATCGCACTGCTTATATTAGTCGCCGCAGTAGCGACTTGAGACCCATTTCGGCGGAGATATGCATTAGATGCATCGCTATAGCCAGTCAAAACATTTGGGGCGGTAATGTCTGGGCTAGCGTTAATTAAATTGTCTGTTGCTGCGCCAACGTCAGCAAAATTCCATCTGTTTCCAGAGGCACTGAAAACAGAAAGCGTTGCAACTTCTCCGCCAGCCCCACTTGAGTAAAATCCGTTAGACACACCGAAAACAACGCACGTCGCCGCTGCCCCATCGGAACTGCTTGCTCCAGCAGAAGCCCAAGCGGTTTGTGTGGCAGCCCAATTTGTGTTGGCAGACTGCATAACGTCATCCACCCCATCAAACGACAGGTAGTCTAGGCTATCAACGCCAGCCTCGGTGATGTCGTATTCGGACGAAACGCGCTGGTAATTTGATGCAGAGGAGGCTTCTTCGATTTGTGCGCCCCAGAGGTAGATGCCGGAGGTGCCGTCAGCCGTCACTGCGCGAGAATTATCTGCGTCTACGACCGCATAAACTCCGCCAAAGCTAAGAGTTTGGGCTGAGATATTCACAATAGAACAACGATACCACCCGTTCCCGACAGACTCTATGTTGGCAGTATACCCAGCGGAAACCGTGCCCACAGTCCCCGTTGAAAGATCAAAATACGCCGCTGCTGTCCCGCTCCCGATAGGGTCTATAAGTAGGAAATTTTTCCCAGCGGCTTTTGCGTAAACGCTTCTTACATATAGATTAGACGCAAGAGACTCAGTTTGGTAAACCCAGCGATTATTGCCAGACGACAGCGGGTAAAGTAAGTCGGCAGTAGTGGCCCCATCGGGTGCTGTTGTGGCGTTGGCCGTGACGGAGACGCCGCCCTTAACCCAAACCGCATTATCAAACTCCTCAGTCCGCTCCAGCAGGTTCCTCCGCCCCCCTTCAGGCACACGGGCGAGGGTCGGGCGAGAGGCTGCGGTCCCCTGAGTGGCGTGGTTGCCGGGGAGTTCCTTAAACGTAACGTTGTCATACTCGTAAACGGAATTTGCGGCATTGGCCAAGCATCTAACCTGAACAGTTGTCCTGTCGCACAACCAAACAAAAGAAAAAGTCCCTGAAGAAATAGACCCTGAAGGAAATCCAAAACCTGCGGCACCCAACTGAATTTGCGCTCCGCTTGTTCCCGATATGTAAAAAATATCGCCAGAGACAAGATAGTGTTTGCCAACAGTCAAGCCGGACAGGCTTTGATAGGCATAAGGAAAGCTGGTCGACCCATCACCGGCAACACGCATCCTGCCCGAAGAATAAGTTGCGGTGGCACTGTTCGCCTCCGTCCAACCACTAATATCACTGTCAAACGTCCCGTTAGTGACCAGCTCACTCCCCAGCCCCGTAAAGCTGCCACCCGAATACCCAGCCCCCTGAGACTTATCGAGCAAGAACCCACAGGCTTGGCCATAGTCACAAGGCGTCAGGTCGGTAGTGGACAGGAACGCGGTGCTGGTCGAAGGCTCATACCAGACGCCTTCCTCGCCAGAAGCAAAGAGGGACGCAGGGTCAAAGGCAGGAGCGCCCCCAGCATCATACACCTGCACCGACCCAAGGTAGGCCGTGCTGATAGCCGTAGAGCCGAGGTAGAGCGCCGCGAGTGCCGTAGTGCCGAGGTTCAGAGCCATGTTTACCCCGTGATAACGTAGAGCGTGGCAGCGTCAGGGGTGATCGCGTCATACTCAGCCTGAGTGAGCGAGATGACGTTGGTGATAGCATCCGCACCAGTCACGCCGGTTACATCGCTTTCGACCATCAGTGCGATGTCAGCGGGCTGGGTAGCAGTGTCAGCCAATGCGCCCTGTGCAGCCGTGGCATAGTCAGTCGGGTCAAATGCCTTCACAGCCGCAAGGTTCGTGACCTCGCTGTCCATAAGCGCACCAGCCGCCGTGACATTGGCCGTGTCGGTTACATCAGCACCAGCCTCAATGCCGTTGACCTTGGTGATCGCCGCGTCAATCTGAGCGCCGGTGAATGAGGAGTTGTAGTCAGCCATCGGTTACTCCCTGACTTTGAATGTGTCGCCGTTGGCGTCGATCAGGCTGTCAGACCCAGAGGGGATAAACAGCACATAGACAATCTCTATGAGTTGCCGACGCCTGCGCCTCAGAATGGCGGCGAGAATGCCCATCGGTCAGCCCCTCCAGCCCCGGAACGCCAGCCGCACGTTGATGCTGTCAGACGTGCCGCCGCTGATCGCTGGCCGGATATACACCGCAGCCGTCGAGAACTCGGCAAAGCCCGCAGCCGTGACGGAAATCGCGTTGCCAGACACATCATTGAGCGCCGCCCAGGTGGTGCCGTCATTGGACACCTGAAGCGCAACCGTCGCGCCGCCAAACGTGCCGTCAACCTGCACACAGCCAATCGCGCCGTATTCCTCGGGGATAGCGTATTCGGTGATGGTGTCAGCCGTTGCCGCGCCGAGCCAGTTGACAATGCGCGCCGTGCTGATCGGGCCGTCAGTCGAAGGGGTGATCGTCGCCATCGGATTACTCCATGTTCAAGGGCGTTGCGTTGGCCCGATATTGCTGAGAAAATAGCACATCACGCATAACCTTGAAAGGACGCGAGATGACCGCAGAAGAAATCGCCTTGCTCAAGCAAAGGCTGAATGCACCGCACCGCATCCAAAGCAAGCGGGTGCTATACGACACCTGCCGGAAAGCCGCCGCGCTGATTGAGGCGCTGGAAGCCAAGCCGAAGCGGGGAAGGCCGCCGAAGGTGAAAGACGAAACCGTCATCGCGGAGTAAACCTCCGCACATCGGCGGGTGCCATGCCAGTTTCACGGCCAAGAGCGCCCGCCGCAGGAATGCCGCCAAGCCCTCCGACATACCCGATATTCGTGCCACGGCGCAGCATTTGCGTCGGCAGATCACGCACAAGCGCCATTTGGTCAAGGTATGCGCGAAGCTGGGCAAGGCTGTCAGGCGCACGTTGCTGGGCTACAAACGGTGCAAGTTCGTTGGCAATCTCTTGCGCCATCTCGGTTGACGCAGGCCCGCCAGCCGCAGCAAATCGAGCCGCCTCAGCTTGCAGCCCGGTTTGCCCAGACCCGATGCGGTCCAGAATGCCCATCTCGGCCTCTTCAGAAAGCTGCCTCATGCCAAATTGGCGAGGCGCTGTCGGAGAGCCGCCACCAACCGCGCGAATGGCAAGCGGTTCAACCGCTTCATTGATGCGTTCAATAAAGCCATCAGCCTGATCGCCAAGAACAAGGCGGATTTTATCGCGGCCCTCGCGGCTGGTGAGGCTGCGCAACGCCCGCACGGCTTCATTCGCTTCTTCGCTGCCGGGGTTCATGGGGCGAGACACGCGGGCCATGATGTCGTCAATGTATTGACGCATACCAGAGCGCACGTTTGCCAACTCGCCTTCCGTCAAACCCTCAAGGCCCATCTGCACATCTTCACGGCGCATAGGCGAAAGCACGTCATATCCGAAATCCAGCGCCTCGCGCTCGCCAATGACTTCCGCAGCCCGCGACCTTGCGGATGCGTATTGCGGGACAAGCTGATCCGCCGTGGTGCGAATGTCTCGAACCTGCCGCATCAACGTAGACACGTCTTCCGGCTCGGCCCCCATCGTGCGGGCACGAGACTGAATAGCCCGCGTGATGTAGTCAATCTGCTGCACGTTGGGCAATTCCTGCACGCCGACGACATTGCCCTGCGCGTCAGTTTCAAAGCGAAGCTGCTGACCCGGCGGCACACCTTCGCGGCGCATCAGAACATTCGCGCGGTTCAAAACGTCAGGGTCAACGCGGTCGAGCAGGTTCAAAAGCCGGTCGCCCTCCGGCGTTCCGTAGTCAATCGGCTGAGAATACGCATCCGCATAGAGGTCGCGGCGCTCTGCTGCCGTGTCCTGCATCATTTCGCGCTGCTGCAATCGCACGCCGGAAGGCTCGCCTAGCGTCTCGTCAAGCGTCCGCGTCAGGTTGCGCGCCGCCTCAGTCGCCTGCTGCCCGATCATGCCCATGGCCTCGGAGCGGCCAGCGCCCGGAACAGAAACGCCAAGGTCAAGCAGACCACGCATTTCGGGCGATGTTTCAGCCAAGGAACGAGGGATCGTCGGCGTTGGGATAGGCGGGCCACCTTGTTCAAACTGCCGGAAGCTGGAAGCCACGCGAGCAGCCGAAGGCGAAATGCCAAGAGCCTCGGCAATTCGGTTCATTGGGGTTTGCCCAGCGGTGGCCCCAAGCGCCCCGCCAATAGCAGCGCCAGCAATAGGCGCAGCGCCGCCCAAAGCGCCGCCGAGAGCCGCGCCTGTGCCTGCGCGCTGCAACCCGGTCTGCATACGAGCCTCGGGCGTCTCACCGGCCCCGTAGCCGCTCACAAAGCCCTCAAGACCGCCAAGACCCACGCCTAAGCCCGCGCCCTGCGCCGCCGCGCGACCAACCGACATGCCCTGCGCAGGGATGGTCGCAGCAGCCATGGGCAAAGTAGTTCCAATACCGACGCCAAGCTGCGTTGCCAGCGCCTCAATGGGTCGAGCTTGCTGCATCGCCTCTGCCGAAAACCGTTGTGCGGCTTGAGCCTCGGGGCCGAACAACGCGCCCGTCAATTCGTCCGCATATTCACCGACAAACGGGACGCCTTGAATTGCAGACGCTGCGCGGGTTGCCACCGGCCTTGCTGCGACCTCTTGCTCGGCAATCGCTTGGCGAGAAGCCTGCCCCGGTGCCATGCCCTGCGACCGAATTTCATTGATGCGCTCGGGGTCAGACGTGGAGAACCCGCTGGACACATAGCTTTCACGCCCGCTTGGATCGCGGATAATCACACCGCTTTCGCCCGCGTCCGGTCGGCTTGCCCTGACCGCATCGTAAGCCTGCTGCGCGCTTTCAGCGCGCACCGTGCCGCTGCGACCGTCCATCGTGAAAACGCGGTATTCTTGTGCCATGGATCAATCCCAAGTTACGGTCGGAACATTGCCGCCCTGTTGCGAACGGCCCGCGCGAGCCATCGCGTCTTGCGCAATTCGCTGCATACGTTGCAAGGCGCGGTAGGTGCCAATCGGGTTACGCGGATCGAGTTGACCTTGCGCCGCCGAGAACGCCTCACGCTCTGCATCGCTTAGAGCGCCAGCCGTCACATTTTGCAGCGTGTCAATCAGCGTATCAACGCGCAGCGTTTCAAGCGCGCCCGCGAAACTTTGATACTCGGGGCTTTCCAAAGCGCCCGACACCAACCGGCCAGCGCGAGTTGTTAGCGCCGGGTTGAACACAGGATTGCCGTCATCATCAAAGCCACGCACCAAGAAGTTCATGGCCGCGTCAATTTCCGGCGTTACGACAGTTTCAGCCCGCTGCGCCTGCTGCTCGATTTGCTGCTGTTCTTCGGCTTGCGCGGCCTGACCCGCTGCCAGAGCCTCACGCGCCAAGCGGTTTTCGTCCAGCAAAAACTCAAGGTCGCGCGTCTGCCCGCCGGGAATAGACAAACGCGCCCTCATTTGCTGCATAAGCGCATCACGCTCTGCATTAAGCTGCGCAAGCGGATCGGCTGGCATCGGCTCGCCGCCCGTCTGCACAATCTCAGGCTCGCCGTCATAAGGCTGGGGAACGGCAGAACCCGGCTCATATACCACGCCCGTCGGCGGTGCGCCTATATCGCCCTGTGGGCCGCTGGGAAGCCCTTGCGGCACAACCCCGCCCGTGAAGTCACCCGGCGGCTGCATGGGCATCTCAGCGCCTCCTGCGGGCATTGCTCCGCCTTGGCCGAGTGTCCCCATCAGCATGTCGCGCATTTGCGTCATGGCAGGCGAGACAGGCATCCCATACGACTGCGCCAAGGCAATCTGCTGCTCGATCTGCGCCAAGGCTTGCAGCGCGCCGACTTGGTTCTGAAAGATGCCCTGATCCCGCAGCCGCTCACGCTCGCGCGCGCTTTCAAAGCCGCCCATCGCCTGCGCAAAGTAGTTGCTGTCACGGCCCTCAAGCGATGCAGCCGCGTCACGCAAAGCCGCGAAACCCAACATCGTCCGCTGCGCCCGCGAGAGGTTGGCAAACGGGTCTGTCGGCTGGCCCGCGTTGGGGTCGCCCGCGCCGAAGAAATTGCCGATGCGCCCGAACAGGCCGGGGCGTTGCCCTTGGGGGTCAGGGTTCATGCTCATGCCAAACGCTCCTGCAAGCCTGCGTAATCCACCATCTTGAACCCGTGCGGACCGACCGCGACCAAGTCGGGGTGAACGCGCTCAAGTTCGTCGGCAATAACGCCCTCAGTCGGATGACCCGGCGCAAGCTTCTGGCCCAGTTCGTTCCATTCCCACTGGTAGAACGTCACGTCGCCGCGCTGGCCAACCTTGCGGATGTTGCGCTTCAAACGGCGGTCGGACAAAGCCCCTAGTGCCGCAATGCCCTGCCCCGCAGCGCCGACAGCGCCAAGAATGCCAGCAAAGCCCGGCCTGCTGCTTTGCGTCGTGGAGGACGACATCGGGATTTGCGCGCCGCCAGCCGCAGCACTAAGCGCGCCAAGCTGCTGCAACGGCAGGTTCTGCTCGCGCAGGAATTCCTGATACAGCGCGTCAAGTTCGGCTTGATCGGTCATCTGTTCCAATCCGCCGAGCTGCATCATGCCCTGCGCGCCAGACAGCGCCGCCTGCTGGCCCATGCCAAGCTGCGCCATCGTCTGCGCTTGAGCCTGATTGTAGCCCTGCTGCATCAGGTTGGCGACCATCTCCTGCTGGCCGAGGTCAAACGCCGCTTGCCGCTCCGCCTCGTAAACACCGCGCCGCTCGTTGCCAAATGCACCAGCCCGCGTGATGTCTGCCATCTCGCCAGTCCGCGCAATGTCACGCTCGCGCTGAGATCGAGCCAAGGCCGCGTCAATCACGTTCTGTTGGAACGGGTTAAAGTTTGCCTGCGTCATCGCCGCATAGTCTTGCGGCGTCATGTTCGCAATGTCGGCAACCTGCTGAAACTGCGTCTGCGCGCCCATAGACAGGGGCGACACGCCAGCCGTGAAGTCACCGCCGTATGGCGTGAAGTCTTGCCCAGCAAACTCGGTAGCCGCCGGGAAGACGTTTTGCGTCAGAAAATCCTCGTAGAACTGAGGGATTTCCTGCGTCGTCGTTTGGGTGCTGCGTCCGCTGCCCATCTCTTAAATCTCCATCTCGTATGTCCGAGAAATTTCGCGGAAGCCAAAACGCGGGGCGAACTTTGACCAGCCAAGCCGACCGTCAGCCTCAATAGAAGAGCAACCCGCAATCCGGGCCGCGCGCTTCATCGCCTCTATGCCGTGGTCCATCCATTCGGACATGCCAGAACCCCCATTCAACAGGATGCGCCAAACGCGCCTGCGAGGGTGCTGGGCAATCTCGGTCACGATAACCGCCCGCAGCTTGTCCTCGATCCTGATAGTCCAAAGCATCATTTTGCCCGCTATCAGGTCTTCGTATATGTCCGCCATCCCAGTGTTGCGCTCAATTCGCTTCTGAGCCAACCGGATCAACGGTGCCGCCTCGTTCCAAATCGCGCTCACTTCCTCTGCGCGGATTGGCACAATAACCGGCGTTGCTGCGAACATACTATGTTTCGGCGCATATGTCACCCGTGCAGCCTCACAATGCTAATCGTGGACGCAGGCGCAGAAGGGGCGAATGCCGTGGCCGCAGCCGCATCCAGAAAGCCTGCCGTATTGTCTACCGCCCACATGGCCTCAAGGTAGTCGCCTGCGCTCACCTCAAACGCAGCCGTGCGGCTGGTGACAACAGAAGCGCCGTTGTTGTGCAGCGTGTTAATCATCGTTTGGCCGGTCGCATCTACGCCATTCAGGCGCGGCCAGAAGTAAAACTTCACGTCAGACGCCGTTGACGATGAAATCTGTGCGGAAAAGCTGACCTGATAATATCCAGCCTCGGCAAAGACGATCCGCGAGGCAGGCGTGCCGTTGGTGATGCCCTCAGACAGCGTTGACGTATAGGTCAGAGCATAGGCCGTATTCGCCGCCGCCGCCGTCACGTCGCTGGTGATTTCGCCGTTGTAATGCCCATCCTCCAGCACGATCTGGCGGAAGACCCCGTCCTTGGACACCACCGGGTAGCCGTTCACGTCATCCCAGAGAATGATGCCGTTTTCCGAAGGCGTGTCCTGATCGGTCAGGAAGTTGAGCCGCACAAGGCCGCGCAGGAGCGCCCGCGTTAGCTGCTGCGCCCATACCCGAAGGTCAGGGCCGACAGGGGGCAGTGACGGCGCGCTCATCGCCGCCCCGCTTGCGTTACCTCAATGCGAGGGATGCCAAACCGCCACGCGCCGAGAGTGTCAGCCGTCACCCGCATCCGAGCCTGACGACCGCTGAACCGCACGCTGGTCGGGTTGCTCATGGTGTAGGGGCCGTGAGACGTTTCCGCCGCGTTGGGATACAGCCGCGTCTTGAACGTCAGCGTCACGTCGCCTTGCGTCAGTTCGTCGGGGATTAGACGGTGCGCGTTGAACGTGAATTCACCGCCGCCAAAGTTGGCAGGGCCGCTTTCTGCAAACACCTCGGCACCGCCATAGTTGAACCCGGTTTCGTGGTCGTAAACGTCGCCGGTCGCGTCAGCCCAGATCGGGGTGCGGAACACGCCACGGTCAACGCCAGCCGTGCGGGACAGGTTGCCGATCAGCCAATGCCCCTCGGCAAAGTCATAGGCAACGTATCGGTCAATTTCATTGCTGGCCGACGAACAGTAGAACCACCATACCTCTGAGTTCTGGCCGTTGGACACCGCCCAAGTCTTGCTGATCTGCGCCGTGTTGATGTCCTCGAACACGCGGTCAAAAACCTCGCACGCCAATTCACGCACGCTGGACCCGTCAAAGGTGAAGAACCCGCGTTGGCCCATCCAGAACACGCCCGCGTCAGTCGTGGCCGCAGCCTTGCGCGAGACAGCGCCGCAAGCCGTGCCGACGCGCTCGAACTGATAGACGAACGGCGGGCCGACATAGACCGCCCGGTGCGCGTCAATATCCGTCAACACAAGCGCCTGACCCGTGGTCCGCACCGCCTGCATGATTTGACCGTTGGTCTGTAGGATTTGGCTGCCAGCCTGATTGGTCGCGGCAGGCGTCCAAGTCGTGTTGTCCTCTTGGTCGGACCACTGCACCTTGCGGGGATCATTGCCAGCGCCCAGCGCAAACAGAAACCGCTCTTCGGTCACAAGCAGGCCGCTGCACCCGGTCGGGGAGTTGGTGATCTGCACCGCATCGGAAGCGGTGTTTAGCTGCCACTCGTAAAGCTTGCCGTCAGCCGTGGAGCAGGCAACCAGATACTCGCCCCAGTTGTCCAGCGACCACGTTGTCGCCTCGGCATAGTTGCCCGTGTCAGGCCGGATCGTGCCGTAGAAGCCAAGGCCATAGAAACCGCCGCCGTAGCCCGTGTTGACCGTCGCGTCGAGGTCGCCAGCCGTCAGGCCCGCAGGCGTGATGTCAGTCGTCACACCCGCAGCCGTTGCCACGATCAGCTTGTCAAACGTGCCGCCCGCAATCCGCCGGTTGTTACTGTTGTCTTCCCATGCGTGCATCCCGCGCGGGGCGTCGGTGAACATATCCGCGATGCGCTCGCGCCAGCCCAGCACCGGGCGCAGAGAGCCTTGCCGCCAGCGCACAAGGTTGCCATCCCGCCACCGGCCTGCGCCCTCTAGGTCAGTGCCGTTGCGGTAGAAGCCCGGAGGGATTTGCAGAGGGACTAGGGGCATTAGCGCAATTCCGCCCAATCACTAAATCCCCCACCAGATAGGCGATAATAGTGGTTGTTTGGTATGATAGCCGATCCTTGGCCGAAAAACGAACCCGAAACGGATTTAATAACCGTAATCCAACTTGAACCATCAGAAGAAACTTGGAAATTGGATGTGCCATTCGTAAACAAATATGCCATTATTGGCTTACCTGTTGTGTTTTGATAACTCACTCCAACAGACCTAGAAGCAGAAACATCTTGCCACGTTTGCCCAACGCCGATTTGCTGCTCAACGTCACCAAAAAATGCATCAAAACCGGCTTTTGCCTTTGCCGCGCTGATAAGGCTCTCAGTTGTATCCGTTCCGGTTTCCCAAGTCGCAGTATCCTGCGTCGGGATTGTGTAGCCCACAACATCGCCGTCAGCGTTCCATTGCGCAAGCTGCCCATCCGTGCCAGACGTGCCGGTGACAATCTCGGTGTCAGCGCCTGTCAGCGCCGTAATGCCGTCCAGCAGGTTTAATTCAGTCGCCGTAGCCGTCAGCGCGTTGTAATCTGTCAGCGTCCACGTCACGCCGTCCAGCAGGTTCAATTCCGCCGTGCTGACAGTCGCCCCGTCAAGAATGGCAAACTCAGTCTGCGACACCCCGCCGAGAAGCGTGTCAAGCGCCGTCCAGTTGGCATTGAGGCTTGTGCCCCATGTGTCTTCGCTTGCGCCGACAGTGGGCAAGTTCCAGCTATAGTTCGTCGTCGCCATGTCTTACCCCATCATCCGCGCGCGCATCCGCAGAGACGATGACCCCACAGATGCCCGGTCGCTTTCCAATCGAATGTTCTCCATCGCCTGCTGCATCAGGCCAGACCACGTCGCCAGCTTTTCCTGATCGTCCAGATACGGCGCAGCCTCCATCAAGGCCCCGTAGAGATACAGGTCAGGCGCAGCCTCAAGCAGCCAGTTCGTCGTCACGCTATCCGACAGCGCGGTGATCTTGCTGTAATAGGTCAGTTCGCCCGTGTAGCTGCTATCCGGCGCAGGGACGTGCTGGAACTGCGTGCCGACCACAGTGAACAGCTTGGGCTTGCCTGCCGAGACGTAGCCCACCTTTTCCTCGGCGGCTTGGTCGGGCGTCACATACTCCAGCGTCACAACCGGCGTGGCGTTGATCTGGTAGCGCACCGTTTGCAGCCAATCGGCAGGCACGTCCTCGTATTCGGCGTCAATCGTTACCGTCGCGCGCTTCATCATGCGATAGTCGCGGATGCGGCGGTTAAACTTGGCCTCGGCCAGCGAAATGAAAGACGGGATAACCGCCGTCAGGTCATCCCGCAAAAGCCAATCAGCAATGGCCGACTTCAATTCGCTGTAGGTCGTGATGCTCACTAGACAGCCCCTTCACGCGTCCGAAACACTCGGTTGTCAGCGTCGTTAAGCCACTTCTTCATCGCCTTGGGGTCGTCTGCAATGCCCCGGCGCTTGAGGTCATAATACACCGAAAGCGGGATCGACGCCACACGGGCCATGTCGCCCCACTTGGTCCGCTTGTCCGTCGCGTTGCGGGCGCGGACGTTGCTCTCGTCCACCTGAACGCGCTGCTCGGTCTCAATGACGAATTCGCCGTTTGGCAGCATGTGCCAATAGCGCGTAATGCCGGTCAGCGGGTCGGTGTCAAAGATGCGTTTGGTCATTCAACGTGGCTCCATGTCCTGCCAGTTCTAACACCCCTGACGCAGTTCGTGCTAACGCCTAGCTCTCTGCCCAATGCGGCGTTGCCAAGAGGGCTTGACCGAATATACCTTACTTGGGCTTCCGTTAAAAGAGACTTGCCGTTTTGCGTGCCGAGAGGTGCGACCGTTCGCTTCCTGCCCTTAGCAATCATGTCGTCTGTATTGTCTTTGTGCGTGCCCACAGACAAGTGATCTGGGTTTACACATGCTCGGTTGTCGCAAGAGTGCATGACAACAAAACCTTTTGGTATTGGGCCATGATGCATTTCATAAGACAATCTGTGAACAGATCTTGTGCCTTCTGATTTTTTGCCAACGCTAATCAAGCCATACCCAGACGGGCTTTTGCCGCCCACCCAGAGCCAGCATCCGTCAGTCTTTTCAACGCGCGTCCAAAATCTGTCTTCTATAGGCCCTCGAGCGCGCATCCACGGGTTCTTTACTTTTTCCGCACGAAGTTTTGCGTGTCTCTGCTCGTTTTGCTCTCTTTTCATAAATAAGCCTCCAAGGTTTCCCCCGGAGGCTTATCCCTGACACTATCGTGTGTCAAATCGTTATGCGCTCGTGGTCAAGTCGTAGCAAGCTCCATGCGCTTCTTCGTTCATGACCTTCAGGCCGAATTCGGAAATTACCATCCGCTTCTCTGCATCGCCGGTCTTGGCGAGTTCGATCTGCTGGATCGGGCGCAGGTAGCAGACCGATGCGTATTCCGGGTCCAGAACGAAAGCGTCACGCTCGCGCTGGAAGCGGTTGGGCACAAAGGTCAGGGTGCCGAAGTCCGAGACGTAAACGTCAGCCGCACCGATGATGGTGGTCGGGCTGTCCGTGGCTGCAACGCGGGTTTCAGCGATACCGGCAAAGCCCGATGCAACGGTCTTGTTGTAGGGACCGGTCATCACGATCGACGGGTTGCCGCCTGCCGTCCATGCCTGCTGCATGACCGACTTCAGCATGGCCTCGGTGAAGGCGCGCTGCGTGCCGTCAGTGCGTGCGTCAGTGCCGTCGCCGGTAGCAACGGTGGCATCGCCAGCTTCGCTGATGTTCGACACGATCCACGAGGGCAGACCAGCGGTCTCGGGGGCCGTGGTCGAGTTGCCTGCAACGCGAGCGTTGTTGTCCAGCAGCGTGGCCTCGATGTCGCGCTTGAGTTCCTTGCCGCGCTTGGCAAGCTGGTAGGCCAGTTCGCTGTCGCGGCCTGCCTTGTCCACAAACTCAAGACGATCTTCCAGCACCAGCGTGCGGCGGCGAATGTGGGTGTAGTTGCCCAGACGGGTCGTCGCTGCGGTGGTGTCGAAGGTCGCCACATCGTCGCCCGACAAAACGGCAGTGGTCGAGGTCGCCGCGAGGCTGTCGGTCTGCCACTCGAAGAAAGCGTTGGACACGCTCTCCGAACCGACGTTCGACATGAACGGCGTTTCTTCCGGCGAGATGTTTGCGATGACGTTGGAGAGTTCCTCGCGGATGCCCTTGGCACCATACGTCTGGAACGTGTTGGTAACGATAGCCATGATTTTACCTCATAGAAGAGATTTGATGACGTTAGCCGCGTCTGTGACACGACCGGTTTGCTTTAGGCGGTTCTGCGCCTTCTCTACATCTCCGCGCCGACGAGGTTGTGTGCCTCGGGAACCCGCCTTCATCGGCTTTGGACCCGGCTTTGCCTTGCCCTTGGCTTCTGAAATCTTGGCGCGTCCCTTTTCGAACAGCATGGCGTTTCGGGCTAGTGCGACGACACCCGCGTGGGTAATGCCGTTCACGTCTTGCTCCGAAAATCCCTTGGTGAGCAGGAATTCCCGAATTTCTGCGGCCTCTTTCTTGGCCGTCTCGGGGTTTTTCCACTCCGGGATCATCTCGGGCAGTCGGGCCTGTTCTGCCTCTACCTGCTTTGCCATTTGCTCTTGCATCTGACGCTGCCGGATTTGGCCTAGGCGCTGTTGCTCCGCTTCCACAGCCTGAATTTGTTGTTCACGCTGCTGTTTGACTTCCCGCCATTTACGCTCCAGCTTGATCGCCTCGGTCGGGTTCTGCTCATACAGTTTGTCCCAATCAGGCTCGGCTTGAAGCTGCTGCTGAAGCTGCTCTCGCATACGCGGCAGAAGTTCCGCGTATTGTGCGCGTTCTGCGGAAATCTCTTGCTCAAGGGCTTCCACCTGCTTGCGGCGTTCAGCGACCTCTTGCGATTTCCGCGTGTAGTCGGACTGCCGAGAATAGCCTGCCAGCAATTCGTCGAGGGTAACTTCAATCTCTTCGCCGTTGACCTTTACGGTGTAAACGTCTGGCGTTTCTTCGAGTTCCTCGGCGTCATCGCCTTCGGTGTCTTCCAGTTCGTCCGCTTCGACCTCGTAACCTTCCGGCTCTTCGGTCTCGGTCGCTTCTTCGACCGGCGCATCCTCACCCGTGGCATTGTCCTCAAGGGGTGCCATCATGGCCCGGATAGCATCTTGTGCGCTTTGCAGATCGTTCCCCAAGGGGTTGTCGTTGTCTGCCATTGCTTAGGCTCCATATATCACTTTGCGCCCTTTTCCGCAATAATTCCCGCATCAACCCAGATGCGGAGGCGGCGGCGGAGCGCAGTCACGCCGTAAAGTTCAGCTTGAAGGCGCATGACCTCTTCAACATCGCCCAATTCACTGGACGCCAAGCCGTCAAAAACCTGCTGTTCAACCTCTGCAAAAACACGTTGCAAGGTTTCATCGCGCAAAAGCCGGTCAGCCTCACGAGCGTCGTTGATTTGCTGTTCCTTGGTCTTCGCCACGCACGGCCTCCTTCACCATATCGGCTTCTGCTTTCATCACTTGCGTTGCCAATTCGCGCGAACGCTTGAGTTGCTCGGCAGTGACCTGCATTTCCTGCTTAGCTTGCAATTCCAGAACCTTGAGCGCGGCGTCAATCTCGGTCTCTTCGCGCTTGCGAGCAATCTCGGCCTGCTTGGTCTGCACATCGGCCTGAATTTGCATGATCTGCGCCTGAATGAGCATCTGGTTAACGTCAGGCTCTTCCGGCTGCGGCGGAGGCGGCTGGAAGTCGGCAGGATCAGACCAGAACTGCGAGGTGTCCTTGAACCCGGCAAGGTTCGTCATCTCGGCCAGCGTGTTATACAGCTTCCGCAGGTCGGTCAGCGGGTTGATCGGCCCAAGCTGCGCCAGAGCCTCTTTCTGCATGTTGCCGATCTGCGTGAGCATCGCCATGCGCGCCTGATCGGTGCCACGGCCAAGAGCGACGTTGACCATCACGTCCATGCCGCTATCCCAGCCGCGCGGGTCAAGCTGCACAAACTCGTTCGTCAGGCGCACCATCCGGGCTTGGTCTTGGTGCTGCACCACAAGCCGCAGGATGCCTTTGAACAGGTCTTTCATGCCGGTCTCGGCAAACAGGCGGGCAATCATCTCTGTGTGCTGCTGTGCGGCCATCACAGTGGCGTTCACGCCCGTTGCGGTGGAGTTGGTCAGCGCGTCGGGGTCGAGGCCCTGAGAGGCCGCAGAAATGCCCGTGCGGCTTTCCTTGATGCGGTCCATGTATTCCAGAACCGGGAAAGAGGCTTGGCCGACAAAGGGCATCGTGAGCGGCTGCACAGCGTTAGGCTGGCGCATACGGATGATTGCGCCATTCTCGGTGTTCATCACGTCTTCGATAGAAGCTTGGCCCTCAACAACCGCCATGCGCGGGTTGATCGACTGCGCGAGGCTGTCCAGCGTGTTGCGCATGACAACCGACTTGATGCGCTGAATGTCCATCACGGTGTCAGCGATAGACATGCCGAAGAAGTCATGCGGTTCGGGGTCAGGGCAGAACGCCGCGAAAGGCGCGTGGTCGCACGGCTCATCGCTCAGGATTTTGTTGCCGACGCCAGCAACGCAGACCTTGCGCAACTCGGCCACACCGTCGCCGTCACGATCCACGCGGATGTAAGCCTCGATGTAGCTGACCTTGCGCATGGCAGGGTCGGAGCGGTCGCCGCGATTGTCCACCAGCGCCGGGTTGCGAGTGTATCGCTCGACGTTGGTGTCTAGTTCGTCGGTGTCGGTCGCCAGCTTGGACACTTCGTCGTAGTCGTAGCCCATCGCCACGAGGTCCGAGACAGTCACAACGCGGCGGTGGCCGACGAAATCGGCATCGTTGATCGACTTGGCGCGGCGGTCAATCAGGAACTCTTCGGGCGGGAGAGCCTCAATCTTCACGCGGCCTTTCGGCAGGCGGCGGGTAACACGCACGTCATGCAGGACCGGCACGGGAATGCCCATCTCCGCTGCACCCGGCGGCAGGATTTCTGGGGCCTCATAGCTGCGCTGCATGTCGATCTGCACAAGCGGGTCTGCCGAGAGGGTGGCGAGCGCGGCGTCGTCAAGGCCGGTCATCTCGCTAGTCTCGGTGTCGAAGCTTTCGTCCCAGTAGAACTTGATGATGCCAGCCTTGCGGATCAGCGCATCCTTAAACGCGCTGTGCAGGACCATGAACCCGTCATTGTCGCGGTTGAAGATGTAGTTAACATACTCGGTCGCCTGCTCGGCCATCGGCACGTCTTCGGGGTTGCGCGGGTTGAACTCCACCACATAGTCCGAGGCGGTAAAGATGCGCATGAGGCTGGGGAGGATAGCCTGCACCGTGTCCCGCACGTCATAGCTGACGACCTGCGAGCGGCCATCTTCCTCGTCACCGAAGGGCAGGCCGCGATAGTATTCCGTAGCCTTGGCGCGGATGGGCGAGACCACGTTGTCGATAAAGTCTACCGCGTCGTCAATCTCATTGCCGACGATGCCTTGCAGTTCGTCTTCATCCATCCAGTCGGGATTGATGAGCGCGTTGACCTCGTTGGTCAGATCGTTGTCATCGGGATACATCGGTGATACTCCTGTGGTCGCGCTGGCGTTCACAGCCACCAACGGAGGCAATCCATATGGATGATTTGCAACGCGAAAAAATACTTGGCTTGCTGTGGGAGTGCATGGCTTTGGCTGCTAACGGCGAAGACATCCCAATGTCTGCGCAGCTAAAAGCTGATGAGATTGAGGAAGAAATCAACAAACTCATCTTTGAACCTGCCGAAGATAGTTGTTAACGTCATCAATCATTTGTTCGTCCACAACCTGCCGGATTGATGGCGTCATCATAAATGCACGCTGATCGCTGCTTGTTCTTGCGCCAGCCTCTCTACGGGCGTTGAAAAAATCACGCCAAATGATTTCGCCCGGCACTTGTGAGGGCAAACTTCCAACGTATTCACCTTCAATTCTTGCGCCGTATGTCTCATGAACATCGCGCGGCGTTGGGGTAACGCCAGAAGACAAATTTACTTGGCCAAATGTTAAACCGGTGTCAAATGGCTGCGCGTCCAAAAGCCTTGAATCTGTGATGGCGAGGCGAGCGGCCCCAACATCTGGAAAGCCGTTGTCCCGATATGCAGCTCGATCCATTTCCTGCCAAAGCAATCTACGGTTAGAACCAGTCATGTTGCCCACATATTCTTGAGCGTTTGGCGACAAAATCCCCGGCCATTCTGGGTCCACGGTGTCACGAATGCGCGCATCATACCTTTGCACCATTTCTGGCGACATTTCATTTGCGCGCGACGGACGTATTTGGCCCATAATCGCATCAGACATCATGCGAGAAAAATCGCCAGCCTGCGCCCCCATTGCCGTATAGGCGAGCGTCGGTTCTTGACCGTATTCATCAGCAATTCGCTCAAGAGCGGTCGCTTTTGTTCGCATGGCGTCAGGTTCAGATGCCCAAATCCCGCCCGGAGAGCGCATAAAATCAGCACCGCCTTGAAGCGAAACGGGCGCTGACAACTCTTCACCCATGATTGAAGAAAGCAGCCCGCCTGCGCGAGTTCTGTCGCCGTAAGCAGGAGCCAAAACGCGACCATACAAATCTTCAATAGACACGGTTTGCTGAGGCAGCAAATCTGGGCCACCAGAAGCAACTCCAAACTCCATTTCCGCCACTGGGCGCTGAAGCTTTACGTTTGACGCTGGGTGGTAAAGGTTTGGGTCTCTAACCCTTCCCCCCATTCCGACACTGCCAGCGGGGCGAGAAGCGGCCATACCACCGCCCATGGTCATAAGGGCGGCATCCATAACGTCCATCGGCGTAGCGCCGGGGGCCATTGCCCGTTCAATCGTCTCGTAGCCCTCACGGGCCATCTGAGCGCCCGTGCCGAGAGGATCAGACAGCAACCCGCTGGCGAAGTCCTGCACACCCGCGCCGAAACGCTCACCGGGCGTAACGATGTCGTCGTCGTAGCCGATGATATTGTCGAGCAGGTTATACATCATGCCGCGACGGCCAGCGCCTTGAGCTGGGGCGTTGGCTTGGTTGTATTGATTGACAAGGAAGTCCGTGCGCTCGGGGTCTAGCTGCAACTCGGCAAGAGCGGCGAGGAACTGGTCGCGGGGGAGGTTCAGCAGCGGTTCCATTAGCGGCCCAGCAGCCCCTGCGATTGAAGCGCGCGGCGCTGCATATCCACGAAATTCCGCACCGCAGAAGCGCGAGCCGGGTCAGGGCCAAGACCCATGCCCGCGGGGCGTGGCGTCGAAAGCGTGCTGGCGTTAGGCGTGAAGCCCTGCAGCGGCGGAACGCGGCCACTGCCACGGCTGATACCGGGGCGAACCATGCCAACGTCAGACATGCCTACGTCAACGTAAGGCCGCGGCGCTGCAACCTGACCGCCGAATTGCGTGGGCTGCATCGGTGCGGTTGTCATGCCCATCGGTGCAGGAACGCCGGGCGTGAAATAGTCAGGGCTTGCCGACATGGGCGCAGGGCGGCCACGGGGCGCATACATGGGCTGCGGCATCGAAGACGGCTGCGCGGCGGGACGATACGCCGTGCTGGGCGTCGAGACAGGCGGAGGAGCCATGACCGAAGGCGCGTTGCCCATCTGCGCGCGCACCTCCTCAAGCGTCATCTGGGGCTGCATCTGACGCGATTGAAAGCCAGCGGGGCGAATGCCTGCGCGGTTCATCAAAGCCGACAGCAAGCCACCCTGAAACGTGTTGCCCGATGCGCCCTGACCGCCGCCGTTAAGCATATCAGCCAGAACGCCGGTTCGCGCGCCGCTTGTCCCCATGACGCCGAACGGGCGGGTTCGCAGCATGTTGCCCAGAAGGCCACCGGCAACGCCCTGCCGCACGGGGCGAGCCTCATTCAGCGCGCCAAAGCCACGCGAAACCCGATCTTCGCCCGAAAAGCTGCCGAGATTGCCCCCACCACCGCGCCGGTTGTCTTGGATGCTGTAGCTGTTGAAGCCTCGGTCATTGATGCCGCTCGTAGCCGCGTCAAATGAGCGATACGACACACGGTCGTCGGTCGTGCTTAGATCGCCGTCATAATCTACGCTGTAACGAGCCATGTGCGCCCCTTTGCAATTTGCAGCTAACCTAACAGATGCTGCAAACTTTGCAAAGTGCCATGCTACAAGCCCAGCTTGGTAGTTTGTGTGCCGCCCTCGTCATAAGTGTTGAGCATGTATCCGATCAATTGCATCACACAACGCACTCGTTCATCAATTTATCACGCATGCAAGCGAGACATCCGAGAAATTTTTTACGCTCGTGATCTGTTTGCGGCCTGCGCTCCACAACCGCAGGTTTGCACAACGCCAAAAGACAAGCCGCGCGATATTCCGCGTAATCTGTTTGCAGGAATGCGCTTTTTCGATGCACCATCTCCAAAAGCGTTGCGGCATCCGAAAGGCTCATGCCGTTCATGTAATCCAAGTTGATTGCGGTCATACGACCCCCTTAATGTTTCGGCGCAGCGGCTTTCCCCAATCGGATCGACCGCCATAAGCCAGCGACGTGAAGTCCACGGCCAAGGTCAGGCACACCGCGTCAGCGCGGTCTGGCGACTTCACGCCGCGCTTTTTCATGCTTTCCTTGCTCTCGACCTGCACCTTGCCGTTGCTGGTGTAGGTGTAGCGCGGGCCGCTGAGTTCGAGGAATAGCTGGTCGTCCTTGGGAAGCCGCACATCCCGCCCCGCCAGCCAGTCGCGGGTCTTGAACCACAGTTCGCTGCGAAGGTTCAGGTAGGTCTCGGCAACAGAAGGCCGCTCAGAGACGTTCAGGCCGCGCACAGGCAGGCCAATCTCCCGCAGGCGGTCCACTACCCCCGCGCCAATGCCGATGCTGTCCACGATGATCTCAACGGGCTGGTGACGCGGCAGGGTCGCTTCCCATTCCAGCTTTACCGCGCCCGCAAGCTGCATCAGGTCCAGCTTGTTCCAGACCTTGAGCGGGTGAACCACAGAACCTTGGCGCTTGGCAAGCACGCTGCTGTCGTCGCCGTGACGCGCCACGTCCAGCCCCCAGACGACAGGCGCGGTGTCCGAGGTCTCGATTTCGTTCTTCATCGCGTGGTCAATCAGGTCCACGCCGATAACCGCGTCGTCCTCTGCCGCCTCAAAGCTGCAATAATATTCCTGAGCAACTTTACTATCAGACATGCCATCGTCCCGCTCTTGCTGAATTTGGGCCGGTGAAACGATGCCCGTGTCCTCAACAGTCAGGCGCTCGCAAAACCATTCGTCGCTGTCTGTCGCGCGTTGAAACGTCTTGTATCCGTGATTGCGACCGCGCGGCGTGTAGATAAACAGTGCCCAGCCGCCGTTCTCCAATAGGATCGGGCGGATGTAGTCCCAAGCCTCTGGATGCGCGATAGACCACTCCGAAAACACCACGCCAATCGGGTTTGAACCCACGAGGCTGTCATAGTTGTCCGAGCCTGCCATTTGCCAGATGGAGCCGTTGACGGTCTCGATCAGCATCTCCTGACCGTTTTCGCGCTTGCGCACGGCTGGCGGCAGGAACTGGTCAATGATGCGACGGCCCTCGCGGTCAATGCCGTTCCACACTGCGCGGCGGGCCTGTAGCTGCTCGGGGAAGAGGTGCCAGTAGGTGCCGACACGCTTGAACATGTCGCGGGCCGTGAGGTTCAGCGCGCAGCTATCCTTGCCAGCCCGGCGATGCCAGACAGCGCAGCCGCGTTGGAACTGCTTGCCGTGGCCGAAGCTGTTGTAGAGGTTCCGCTGGTGCGCCCGAGGCGTCCAGTCATTCGGGATCGTGATAGCCATCAATCACGCTAATGCTGACGCCGCCTTGATGCTCGACGGTTTGCTTGTCGCCGTAGGATGCGCGGTTCCACTTGCCGATCAGCCGCAAGCGCGTGTCAATCCTGATGCGTCGGTCTGCCGGATCAAGTTGGTCGTTATCCGCAATGGTCAGGCATTCCTCCGCAAGCGTGTGCGTGCCTTCTTCCCGTGCGCGGGGAATTGCCTCATCAAGGTCGGGATATTTCTTGCGCCATCTAAGCACGGTTGCATGGCTTGGCATGTCGTCGTTGCGGCAGATGGACAGCAAAGAACGGCCTTGTGAAAGGCGCTCTAGGATAGCGTCGTGAATTTCTTGCGTGTATCCGTCTTCTGGCACTTTGGCCTTTGCGGGTTTGCGCTTGTTACTTCCGCTTGCCACCTTTACGGCCTTTCGATTTGCAGGGCATGTAATCTCTCCGCGATGCTTGTATGTTTCTCGATGAAGATATCCGGCGCAGGCAACTCTGCCCATGCAGCGATAAGACCCATGTCGTAGATGCCATTCCAGTCCGGAACGTATACAACAACCTTTCGATACAGTCCGTCGCCGACCGGCTCAAAGTTTACCTTGCGGGAACCTGTGTTCACGCCGATTTCGTATTCCTTGAATATATTGAGAGCAAGGACGAGCTTCATGTCGTCCGGGATGGGTCCAGTGTTCCACTTGAGTTCATCGCAGGGCATGGATGCCTCCGTGTGCCTTGTTGCGTGTGGTGGGAATATAATCGATTGCGGCCCCACGGTCTAGGTGCGCAGGCGTCAGGCAAGGAAGGTCGCCTGTGGGCCTGACCCTGCGCTGCGGTGTTTAGGGGCGAAATGTTGACTGCGACCTCCCCGCGAACATCCGCTACGCGCCGGACTTGACCAGCCGGTCACGCTCTGCCTCTGCCGCATCAAGCGATGCGCAAAGGTCTTTGATAAGCGTTTCAATGTCTTTTCTCGGGTCGTTTCGCTTTCCCAAAGATGTTCTCACATATCGGGCCATTTGCGTTGACCCGTCACTGTATGATTTATTGATCACTGTCGTTGCCCTTGCCTTTGCAGCCGGATCAGGTCGGCCTCCTGCTCGATCACGTCATGCACCAGTCGGGCCGGGTGGCCCTTGGCTATCTCGATCCTGATCCACTGTTGCAGGCTCATGCGGACGGCCTGTGCGCTGGCGTCGGGGGTCGTGTCGTGGGTCATTGGTTTACCGGGTCTTTTGGCAGTGGCATCCAGTGTGTTGGCTGATCGTTTTCTGTATAGTGTGATTTGCTGTTCCACCGTGTCCAGATCGGATTCCGGTGATTTTCCCACCACCAAATATCAATTTTCGTCAACTCATAATCCGACTTCATCCAGCCCAAAATATAAGTGCCGTCCTTTGGGGCTGTTTCTATCGGCATCCAACCGTTTGCGTCAGGTGTGTGGTCGTGGGTCATCTGAACGCGCTGGGGCATCAGTCGTTCCTCCATCCGAAAAGCCACGCCCCAACGGTGAGGATGCCCATCACCGTGATCAGGAACGCGCCGACGGCCAGCCCCGCGATGATCGCCCAGCCGACGATCTCGAAAATCTGGTTCGCCATCACCCGTCCCTCCCCGGCATCTGGTCTGGTTTTGCATCAATTCACGGAGAATGTCAGAAAACTCCGGCTTTGTTTCATCCCGTGCCCATGCGTATAGCGTTTCGCGTGTAAGCCCTAGAACGCAAGCAAGACCCGCAACCGATGGGATGGGGTCGTCGAAAGCCTCGTGATCTGCAATGTAGTTTCTCGCCTTTTGCAGTATCTCGGGCTTGTAGTCTGTGGGTTTACCTCCAGCCATATGCGTTATTCTATCACGTTTCTTGCATTGAACAAGGTGCGCAGCCTTGCCGACAGGAAGAGGTCGCCTTGAGATCAGCTATCTGCGCGTGGCGTTTCGGGCAGAACTGTTTGTTGCGACCGACCCGGCAACGTCCACTAGCCGCTGGCGTTTACCGGCCAGTCACGGTGACTCTGTAGATCAACTGTATCTTGATGTGACGATATACATGTGTTCTGGCGTCACCGCTTGATATTCGTCCCACCCCATAATGCGCCTGCTGTTGGCTGGCGGAAGTATCCAGTTTTTGCCGACTTGGCCGTGTGGGTGTTCTTCCGTTTTGCCGAGAAGGTATGCAATTTCGTTCTTGGCGTCTTTTGCTCGCTGTCTTTCAAGAAACGTGTCCATTTTGACCTCGTTTGCGGCCACACCGGATAGGGCTTGCGTCACGTCCCCGATATGGCCTTCCGCCTTGCGTAGCGGTTTGCAGGGCGTCCCCTGACGCGGCGTGACGGGCCTATCTCACCCCCTGACCTCAAAGCCGGGCGAGGATGGTTGCCCACTGTCGCCCGGTTCTGTTGCGTGCTTGCTTAAACCTGCGAGCGCCGCGAATATAATGCCAGCGCACGTTTTGACTGTGGCGCAGTTCGGTAGCGCGCGACCAACTCTGCGGAAAACCGTGACACTTTTTTTCGAGTGTTGATGTTGCGGTGTGCGCTGGCAGGATCAATTTACTTGGCCTTCCCTTGGCCGTCAACGGCTTGTTCCCACTCCTGCCCCTCGCGTTGGAGCCGGATCATCGTGGCCTCCTGCTCGATGATGCTGTTGACCAGACCGGCGGGGTGGCCCTGGGCGATCTGGGCGCGCATCCAGAGGCGCAGGCTTTCGCGGATGGCTAGGGCGCTGGCGTCGAGCGTGGTGTCGTGGGTCATGCCAGCCTCCACATCTTCGCTTTGCCGCTTCCGCATTTGACCTCGCCGATCTCCTTGACCTTGCCATTGAGGGCGAGGCGTTGAAGCGACTTGCGGGCGGCTTCAGAGGTGATGCCGGAGGCTGCTGCAATGTCGCGGCTGGTGCCGGGCTGCTTGGAGAGAAAGCCCAGAACGATGTCGCGGGTTTGCTCCATCTTGCGCGTGTTGACGTGGTTTTTGTTGCGCGGAACGTGCTTTGCGCCCGGAACCGCCTGCCACATCTTTTTGCCAAACGCGCCGTCGCCGCCGAAGTCTACCGCGCGGCCCTCGTCCTTGAGCCGGTTTAGCCTGACCCTGACCTGCGCCTTGGTGATGCCGGTTTTCTCTGCCAGTTCGGCAACGCTGATCTTGTCGGCCATGTGCTTGAGAATGCGGTCGTCGGCTTTGCGCCTTTGGTCATCTGAGTTTATCAAAACCTGCTTGTGGCGGGCCTCTGCCGCTCGGGCGTTGTATTCCTCGCGCTTGCCCATCTCTGGCAGGGACGGCTTGTGGCCCTCTTTCTCGGCGAGACGCGCCCAGCGCAAGGCCAAGAGGTTCTCGGCGCGGGACGGGATGATTGCCTTGTCGTGAATGGTGATAGCGTTCATTTTCCGCGCCCCCGCTGTTTCCTTTGCAACTCCATACGCATTGCTATCATGGCTTCACCGTAAGCCTTTTCAGCATCTCCCATCACGTCTTTCGCTGCGTCGGCGCAAAACACTTCACCGCTTGGCGCAGAGATTGGGAAATAACACGCCTCACCAGTCTCGGCATTAACAACCGCAACACCCCAAACCTCAAACGGATGCGCGATCTGTTCGTTCATGTCGTGGATGTGCGGAAGGATGCCTTCCTTCGCCTCCTGCTCCCATTCGTAAATCATGCGCGCACCTCTGGGGCGAATGGGATTTGGTCGTCCACGTCACCCGCGCCGCCCGTGCTGGCCCCATAGGCGCTGCCTGTGCCGTATGCGGTGGGGTTTGGCTGGTATCCGTCGGCGGTGTCCTCGCGCTGCTGACCGCCGCCCATGAATGTAAGGTCGTTGACCGCGATGCCCATGTAAACCTTGCCGTTGTATTCACGCGCTGTCGGGCGGCCCTGAAGCGTCAGCTTGCTGCCCTTGGTGATGTAGTTTTGCAGGCTCTCGGCGCGCTTGCCGAAGATGCTGGCGTCATACCACTTCGTGTCCCGCTTGTTGCCGTTGCGGTCCTTCCCCTGATCGACTGCCAGCGAGAAGCTAAGGATCGGGTCGCCGGATTGAGTGCGGCGCAATTCGGCGTCTTTACCTACCGTGCCTGCGATGATGAGCATTTCCATGTCAGTTTCCTTCCTTGATGCGTTGGCGGGCTGCTCGCTCGCCGTGCCAGATTGTCGTGTGGTCCTTGCGCCGTAGCAGGCGCGCGATCTGCGGGTAGCTGAGTTCGGTTTCCTCGCGCATCCGCAGCATCGCCTCTTGTCGGGGCCATGCGTATTTGCGGCGCTTGCTGGGGCTGAGAAGGTCAGACACCGTCAGACCGTGGCCCTCTGCTACCTCGCGGATGATCTCCTGCGCGGGCTTGCTGCGACGCGAAAACGTGATGCGAGTGGGCATGTCGTGAACGCTGGTCATGCCCTGCCTCCTATTTCAAAGCTGGGCATATCCCGGCGCTTACGCTCTTGGTTAGCTCTTCTCAACTGCCTCGCGGCTTCATGCTTTTCTTTTCGCCACTGCTCACGCTTCAACGCAATGCCTTCATCTTGAGTGCTATCCTTGTCAGCAAAAAACAAGCCAGACCGATACGGCTTTAGCTCTTCGTCTGTCACTCCGAACCGCTCTTGCATGTCAAGGCAACGGCGGCCCCACAAAAAGTCATCGCCAACAGACTCACCGGCACGAATTCGCTTCGCCGCTATTTCCTCTGAGTCAGGCTTCCACTCACTTTGCGATGAAACTGGCCTCACGCCCGACTTGCGTATTGCCTTGGCGGCGTCCTTCATTTCTCCTTGCGTCGGCCAAGCCCTAGTCTTGGCATCTTCTGCCAACTGGTCAATGAACTCATCCCACCAATCCCGATATCCTTGCGACGGAGCAATGCGGTTGAGGGTGTGCAGCAATGCGCTCATCTCATCACGCTGCGCCTGCGGCTTGTCTTTCAACCCCTGCGGCATTGATCTCCGATCAAGGTAACGCTGCAAACCTTCCGCCAGCCATTTTTGCCGTTCGTTCATTGATTGCCCTCCTTCAATATGTCCATGAGGCTGATTGTGTTGCTTGGAGAAGGCTGCAAACGCCTTTCAATCCACGGAACTGGGTCTGTCACACCCGCCTTGTTGCAAGCTGAGAAGGCGTCGAACACCGCCTGATCTCCTGATGCTTTCCGCCACTTGCCGACTAACGCCCTAGCCTGCCGCTCAGGGACCGCGTGCCTGCCAAGAAATGCCACGCCACGATCAAACAAAACCTTTGCGAAATCGACGGCATCGCCGTCCTCTTCGTTAGAAGAGGTATCTGTATCTGTATATGTATCTGTATGGTTGAACGCCTGTTGAACGCCCGTTGCCTTGTTGCTTTGATTTTGTTGCCTTTTTTTGGCGCTTGCTTTCCCTGCCGCGATTGCATTTTTCAAGTCGTGCGAACGATCTGAAATTTCAATCTCGGCTCGATGGTTGGACAACATGCCGCCTTGGCGCGTGATCTTGCCAAGCGCCACCAGCTTGTCGAGCGTCTTGGTGAAGGTCTTTTCCCGCATCCCGCAGTATGTTGCCAGCCGCAGAGTGTTGTCCTCTATCGGGCCGCTTTCCTCATACATCCGGCACAGAAGCATGGTGTAAAGGCCAACCTCTTGGGCCGACATACCGCGCACTCCGTCCATGAAGTCGGAGGGATAGAACCTGAAAAATGGTATTCTGCTTTTGGGCATTGCCCCGCCTTTTCTTGGCAGGGACTTGCGCGGCATGGCCCCCCATGCTAGCTTTGCCCTGCGTTTCCTCACCACGCACCATAGCCGCACCCACGGCATTTTGCAAGCGCCTCGACTTCGGTCGGGGCGTTTCGCTTATGTGGCACCTATCGCTTTCAAAGCGGCTTCTGGGCTGTTGACGACAATCGCCTGCCCCTTCCATGCCCCGTGCCAATCTTCCTGCATCGGGGTCAGCTTCTGCGCGCTCGGGGCTTTGCCGCCGTCCTTCACCTCGATCAGGTAGTTCACCCCGCGCCAGCCGACGCACAGATCAGGGCAACCCATGCCGACGCGGTGAAGGTGCATAACAGTCGCGCCTACGCCCCGTAGGGCCGCAACAACGGCGCGCTGGTTGTCGTCTACCTTCGCGGCTCTCATTTATCGCTCTCCCATTTTGCAAGTTCAGGGTCGGTCAGATACACGCCTTCGCCGCGATAGTGCTGAGACATGGCGTCCATGTATTCCGTCATTTCCTTAGTCGTCATCGTGCTGGTCACGGCCAAGATGCCCCGCTCAAACACGCGGCATTTCTGCTCATAAGTCAGCCGCTCCGATACCTGCCGCCAGACCCAAGCCCACGCCGGGTCGCGCATCTTGATCGGAACGCCCCATGTCATGTGACACTCGCCTTTGACCTGAGCGGCGGTTCTGTCGCCGTAGTGCTTGGCAATCTCGCCATACCAGCGATGCAAAAGCGCATTGGCAGAAAGCGACCGCTTGCCGCCCTCTTTCCATGTGATCGTGAGGGGGCGAGGGAGGCCGACGATTAGATCGGCCACCTTTTTCGCCTCCTCTGCCGTGATGACGTGGCGGGTTATCACGACATCCCCAGAGCGATGAGGTAAGTTTCCAGCACCGTCTCCTGCTCGGCGCGGTCATCCGGCGACATCTTACGCAGCCGCACAACCTCGCGCATGATTGCCGTGTCGTAGCCTCGGCCTTTGGCTTCCGCATAGACATCCTTGATCTGGTCTTGGATTACCGCCTTTTCCTCGGTCAGGCTTTCGATGCGCTCAATGAACGATGCCAGTTCTTCGCCGTGTGGGTTCGCTGTCGTCATGTCTCTCTCCTATTTGGCGTTGCGGGCTGCAATCATGGCGTCGGCCATACGATAAGCCTCTTTCGCAAAAACGCTTTCCGGCGCTTGTTCGTCATTTGCCATAAGGCCGCAAAGAGCCTGCCCCGCAAACCAGTCGCGCAAGGACATGCCGGGCGCATATGGCGTTGCAGTCGTCTCAATGGGAAACGCAGGCCCGCCGTCTTCGATTTTGTCTGTCATGTCTGTCTCCTTATGCGCTGCGCATGGTGATGGTGGATGCGCCGATGCGGATTTCCGCGCCCGGCACGTCTTCGCCCGCGTCAAGCTGGGCCTTGATCGCTTTCTTGTCCGGCACACGCTTGATCTGGCAAAGCTGCGTCGGCAGGGCCTCTTCGTCGGTGATGTAAACCGATGCCGAGCCGTTGCGCCGTGTCAGGGTCGCACAGGCGCGCTCTGCCTTGCCTACACCCGCCGCATCCATGACGGCCAGCATCGCGGCCTTGTTCGCGTCTACGCGGGTCTCCATGCGGCTCCTGCGGGCCTTCAACGCAGCCTCGTGTGCCTTGAGCGCGTCGATCAGGTGCAGGTCGTTCTGCGTGTTCCAGATCAGCCGGTCGAGAATGTCGCCCGCATCCGTCTCGCCGGATAGCGTATCCCAGAAGGTTGCGTCGTCAAAGTCATCGCCAAGAATGTCGCGGATCATGTCAGCGACTGCGGCGATGGTGGCGGTGTCAATGCGCTTCATGCCATCGTCCCCTTAAATGCAGCGTCAAACGTGTCATCGCCCTTCACGGCGGCGTCATGTGCGGCGTCGGTCTCGATCTCGGCCTTCCGCGCATCCTTGGCTTGGATCACGGCAGGCACGGCCTTCACGTCGCCCGGCAGGTCCATCCAGATTGCCTTGAGCGCGTCCAGCGTCTCGGCGTTGCCCAGCGCCCCGGTGGCGGCGTCTACGGCTTCCTTGGCCGGGTTTTGCGGCTTGGGCGCGGGCTTCTGGCGAGCGGGCGGCGGTGCGGCGGCTGCGGCGTTTCCATCGTCGTCGGTATCCGGTGCGATACCCGTTAAGCTTTCAAGCCCAATGCGCTTTGCATACGTGGTCGCAGACTTCATGCCTTGCATGTTGTTTTTGTCTACAATCAAAGGCACATCGCAATGAATGTGAGTGTCGGTTGCGCCGTGAGACAACGTAGTTCTCATCATCATTCCATCGCTGTCGCGGATCATGCTGTGATACATCGCAATGCCTTGATCCGACAAAGCAGGCACAACAACGGAAACAACATCAGCCAAGTCAGCGTAGCGGCTGCGGTATGCGGGATTTACTGATCCTTTAGTAACGCGCCCCATGTTCATCTGTGCGGCACAAAGTGCCATGTAGATATTTTTGTGTTCAGCCGTCATTGTCTTGATCCTTTTTTACGAAGTGAAAGCCGCCGGTGTGGCTATACTTGCCAGCAAGAACTTTTCGTATGTTCTCACGATAAACCCCCAATTGCAGCGCAGCCTGAGTTATTGATGGGAAAGTTTCTCCCGTTGTTGTGCAAAATACTTTACACGACGAGTAATCAACGCCTCTTGTTTTAACGCCTATTAAGTTCAGGTGATTGATCACTGTTTGCGTGCTTACGTTAAACATTTTGCCGATCTGTTGAGCGGTGTTGTCTTTGTAAAGCTGGGTAAGCACGTCATCATCGCAAAACGACTTGAACGATTTGCTATTTTTGCCAGAAGGTCTTTTTTTTCCTTTTAACGACGCTGATATTTTGTCGCCCCACCACCTGTGCGGGACGTTTACCCCTTTACCACCGAGAGCAACATTTGCATGGCAAAGCCCCATGCGCTTAAAGTTTGCAATGGCGTCAGACTCAAAAAACATGGCCTCATCTGCTGTGTCGTGATTTGAAATCACAAAAGCGGAAAAGCCATCCTTGGCAAACCTACGCCACAGCTTAGACCTGTTTCCGGTTACATGCAGACGCTTGCCAGAGCCTTTCCCGACATAGAAAACGCCATGTGTTTCGTTTTCATGGGCATAGACGTAATGCATCATTTGCATTGCTCCTTATGCTCTATCATCGTGTCCTCCGTTGCTTATAGGTTGCATCATAGCCATGCCTTAGCTATTGTCAACGCCAGAGAAAGCCAATGGAGGGCCAAATGAAACGCGACAAGACACTGCGCATCCCTGTCGATGCCGACACCAAAGCCAAGCTGGAAGCCGCCGCTGCGCATCTCGGGCAGGCGTTTGCCCCGTGGGCTCGGATGGTGCTGATTGAGCGCGCGCGGGAAATGGGGATCGAGGCGAAGGGCAGGGCCGATGACTGACGCGGAAACCGTCGCCCGCTTCGAAGCCCTATGGCGCGCTGGCATGAAAACGCCGCAAGGCGCAGACATGTGGGCGATCCTTCAGCAGGTGGCCGAGGAAAGCGGAAAGCCCGTGGGCGTGGTGCGCAAGCTGATGCTTGACAGCACGTTTTGCGGCGGCGCGGGCTAGTCGCGCAGCATGGCCTCGATGATCGGCAGGAAACCGTAGTCCGGGCCATGCTTTGCCACCCATGACCGCTTGGCGGCATGGTATCCGTCAGGGCCTTGATGGCAGGCGTAGCAGAGCGAGATGGTGCGGAAATCGTTTCGCGGCTTCTTATCGCCGGTGACATGATGCGCTTGGGAGGGTGGCGGCGCACCACACGCAACGCACGGCAACGCCTTCACCCGCGCCATATGCTCAAGCCCGCGCTGGCGTTCGTCGCTGGCCATATACGCGGCCCGCTTGTCGCTGCGAGGCTTGAGCCGGGTTTTTCGTTGCAGCGGTGTCCGCTTCACTGACGCGCCGCCTCGCGCTCGGCTCGCATGAGGTCGTGCAGCGCGTCGTCAACGCGCCTCTGCGCCCGTGCCTGCGCTTGGGTGTCCTTGCCCATCTTGGTGCGGCGAAGGCTGTCCACGGCGGCTGCATGGCGTCTGTGGGCCATTGCGAGGCGGATGCCTGCGTTCAAGGTGTCGTTGCGGCTTACCATGGCGGTTCATCTCCTTCATGCGTCGGCTTCCACACCGGATCGTCGGCTATGCCGAGGGTGTCCAGAAAGCAAAGCAAAGAATAAGGCAGGGCCATTCACTCTACCTTCGGCTGTTCGGCGTGGATGCCCATTGCGGCGGCTTCTTTCAGCGCGGCGGAGCGGACAAAGCCAGAGACGGTCAGGCCAATTTTCTTGGCTGCGATTTCAACGGCGACACGATCTGCGTCGCCCCAACGGATGTGCATGGGAGTGTTTTTCATTGTCATCTCCTGTTTTGACTTCCCGCACATTACGCACACACTAAGCGTATTGCAAGTGTGCTTTTTGTGTTGACGTTTGCCCGCCTTGTGTGCAAGTGTCTAGTCATCGCAACGGGCAATGCCAACCCGAAGGGAAGACGACATGAACACCATCAACTACGTCCGCGCCGAGATGGCCGCGCACGACATTGCCAGCCTCTGCGCCATGATGCGCGCATATCGGATCGCGCGCGACACCGCGTCTCAGGAATACACCATGGGGCTGCTGGCCGAGTGTCTCGACAAATTGAACGAGGCGCTGGTCGGGAAGGAGGGCGAGGAATGATCGGCCCCACCGACGGGAACCTCGACGCCCTACGCCGCCGCGAGGAGGAGCGCGAGGCATACGAGGCGCGGTTCATCGACTGCCCTGAGTGCGAAGGCACGGGCGAGATCGAGGTGCCGCTGGGCTTTCACACCGGCAACCCTGACACGGACGACTGGGACGTGGCCGACTGCGAAGAGTGCGGCGGCACGGGCGAGATTGAAGCGGAGGAAGAGGATGCGCTTTACGACTGACGACATTCTCGGCGGCATCTGCATTGCCATCATGGTTTTCGGCCTGCCGTGGATCGCGGCAATCGCGCAGGCGGTGATGCAATGACCTGCTGCGAACATCATGGGATAAATTGCAACCAAGGGCGCACCTGCCCGAACCGCATCAAGCGGGCGCTGTGGCCCGCGATCAAGGAAACGCTGGCACGGCTGGCGAAGGAAGGTGTGAAATGACGCGACTAAGAGCACTGAAGAAACTGGCCGAAAAGGTGGAGGCGGGAGAATGGGGGCAAAACGCAGCGTGGAAAATTTTTGGGATAGGGGTTACCGGGCGTGTAGAACGCGCGTTCAACGGCTCCCTAGACGCCGCCAAGGCCCTGCATGATGCACTGCTACCTGACGCACCCGCTCAACTAACAGACATGCGCCCTTATGGGGGCAGCGGCGGATGGCTGGTGTCAATCAGTTGGAACAAAGACAAACACCAAGCCGGTAACGAAAACTTGGCACGAGCATGGCTCTTGGCAATCCTGCGCGCCCTCATTGAAAAGGAGAAGACCGATGACTGACACGACGACAGAGGCGGTGGAGCGGCTGGCAAATAACATTTACGCGGCCCCCATGACCTATTGTGCAGATGCCCGCGAAACCCTCCTCGCCCTCACCGCCCGTGTGGCGGAGTGTGATGCCGACAAAGCATTGCTATTTCAGTGCGAGGACTGGTTAGAGCGCGCCGACAAGGCCCGACTTGAAGCAGTTGCAGAGCGTGACACCCTCAATGCCCGTGTGGCGGAGTTGGAGGCGGCGCTTATGGAAGTCTTGGCGTTCCATGCTCAGGTCGCCCACGGCAGCGTAAACCTCACAAGCCTCAGTCTGACAATGAACCGCGCGGAAACCGCCCTACAGGAGAAGACCGATGACCAGTGAGACACAGAACACCGCGCCGGAAAGGATTTGGCTTGACGTAAAATCTGAAAGCGAAGCTTGGACAGGGAACGAAAACCTTTCATTCCCAAATGACGTTTGCTACATCCGCACCGACCTTCACGAACGCCTCATGGCCGAGGCCGTAGCGTCGGCGGTCCAGACCGTGCTTGACGACGTGGGATACACTTATGAGCAGTTGGGTGAAGATGCCCGCGCCCTGATCGCTGAATATGGAGGCAAGAGCGATGTCTGACACCGACGATATGATTTCCCGCGCAGAGGCCGAGGCTATGGTGGCGGCGGCGCTGGAGGAAGCTGTGGACAAAATGGACATGGGTTGGAGTTACAACGCTGGAAACGCCATCCGCGCCCTGATCAAAGACCCCTCAATCCTCGCAAAGCGTGACGCGCGGATGAGGGCAG